CCACTTATATCATTAGTTTTAAGCCAATCACAGGCTGCTTTTAAGTCTTGAGTAGTAGCCTCACCACTTTTCACTCTTTTAAGGAATTCATTAGTGACAAGGTTATGTAACTCATTAAACTCTTGTTCTGTGGCTTTAGCCATTAGTTTAACATGTCTTTATATTTTTGAGGCAGCTTATCGTACTCAGCTTTATTTTTAAAGCCCCCTCTTTCCCAAGGTGTTCTTGTATCAGGACCAGGAGAACTTCTGTGATGTACCTTTGGTTTTGCCTTCTTTGCTTTGGGCTTTTTATCTAAGTAGTCTGGACCTGTTCTTTTGTTAGGCATTTTCCTCTGTTGAAGTTATTTGTGTATCATGGGAATCTCCCATACATGAACCACCCTTCCAATCCATTCCAACTGCTGATGGTTCTACATCATTCAGCCAATGTTGAACTGACAAGAAGCAACCACCTTCTGTACCTGCTTGAGCAGAGTGTTCATTAGAAGGTAGTACTCGTACCTTTTTATGGTGAGCAGCAGATAAATTGCTGTTTTTATCAGGTTGATTAGCGAACCACATAGGTAAGATAGTCTTACCATCTAAGTAAAATTCGACACCTCTTAACGCTACTTCATAAGAATCAACATTGGGGTGAGTATGTGGTGGGATATAGGTGTTAGGAGTTACAGTAACGAGTTCTACTTGAAATTGACCATGCCTATAAATACAAAGCGAAGTAAGACCTTCTACAAAATGTAAGGATCTATTTAATGGTACATAAGGGCTTACACCTTCATCTAAATACCATTCTAGAAAGTCTGTTAATTCATCGTTGAATTCTCTTCCAGTACCGTCTTTCATTATGCTATCTTAAGTTTAGATTTTTTAGTCTTCTTTTTCTTAGCTATATTGTGTCCTTTTGGAGCACCTTTCAAAGGTTTTGAATAGGCATCTTCAGGATCTTTCTTTTTCTTAGCTAAACCCTTTCTTTTTCTAAGAGCATCAATACGTCTTTGTAATACAGGGTCATGTTCCCCATATTTGCGTAGATGATCAGATTGAGCTCTAGACATTTCTTCTAAAGCTTTTGTTCCAGAATCCATAATTTAAGAGAATAGTTTTTCTTTTACAACTTCGAGTGCTTTATCATCAAGTTTATTATCAGTTCTCTTTACATAAGCTTCTAATACATCGACTAGTAACTGTTTAACTGAATCTGATTTAATAAAGGCGAGGAGGATGGGCTTGATTAATAAGGTCATTTTAGTGGACATTTAGGTTTACTTGATTGCCAAGGTTTATACCAAGGCTTTGGTGGTTCTTTACATTCTTGAACCTGTTTTTCTGCCTTTTTATAAGCAGCTATAGGTATTACATCACTACATAAGTGGTACACACGTGAACCAGGTAGTAACATAAAGCCTTTCTGTTGAAGTTTAGCGCAGTTATCTATTCTAACTAACTCATAATTCAACTTCATCTTCTCATGTTGTTGAGCAGCTATAGATCTACACCGTCTTAAACCTTCTCTATCTAAAGGGATCATGAAATTAATCTGACCACCCCAGTTTTCAGCCATAGTATAGCTAGAGGGAGTCATATTACCTTCATCTATATCCCAAGGTTTGGTATGATTCCCCATATAGAAAGGAGAGAAGGTCATAGTACTACCATTACAACTTATGTTGGGACCATAATGTTGTCTGGATGGAGCACCATTGTTTTGAAATTGGACGGCTTGGTTGGTCACATTGCCCGTTGCAGCCGCCACGGGGTTAGAAGTGTTATTTGTTTCACCTTCACCAGCATATGCAGGAGTGCATCCTACTGTGAGAAGACTGATAAGGAAACTGTAGTAGAGGTAGTGTCGATTTCTCTTTCTATTTCTGTTACTGACAGTACCTGGCTGGCTGCTCTTGTCACTATTTCTAGTGAGAAGGGATCGCCAACTGTATGTAGCGTGAAGACGGAATCTGAATCTACTAGTCCTCCAGATGTTGCTGAAGTATGAGTAATATTGATTCCATCCCATGAATTTAGTGCGGAGCCATAAGTTGTGGTGGTTATTTCCTCCACGATCTCCTGAGTTGTAGTCGTCGTTGAGTTCATACTTCCTTGTGTGAACTGTGGCGTGACTAACTCTGCTCTTGCCACCGAGGGGGAAAACAGCATTAAGAGTAAAAGCCATTTCTTCATTCTTTTTTCTTTACCATAGGACAATTCACAGGAGTTCCATTACCTTTATCCTTACTATTACCAGTGGATAATCCAAAAGTCGCAAGTGCACCCGTAAACACACTAGCAACGAACGTGATATCTGAGTTACCAGATTTCTTAACTACAGGTAATTCTAAGTAATTTAAAGTTATGATAAATCCAGACCAAACAACTACGCCAAGTCTGACGAAAGTTCCTAGTATTTGGATTTGAGCATCTTGATCCTCTATTCCATCTTTGATTTTATTGAGGAGTCCTTTTTTTTCTTCTGGTTTTCCTTCCATTTATTAACTTTAGCTTGTAGTTGTTTTTGAACTTTCTTTTTAATAGGTTCAAATAAGGATTGAGTAAGAGAGGTAGTAGCTACTGCTACCACCGCTGTTGTTACTGCTGTCACCACTACAGCTGTCTCTGGTATTGGCATTTTAATATCCAATACAGGAATCTTTAAGCTGGGTGGTTCAGGTTGTTCTGATGTTTCCTCTGCTTCAGTCTCTTCAGGCCGCTCTAAATCAGCCGGAGGTATGATCATAGGCTTATAGGCCGGAACGTCCGGTGTAGGCGGTCTGAAGTATATCTGAGGGATGTCTAGAGCTTTAGGAAGGTTCGGTGTTGGTAGATTGATCGCCATTTAACTCTGTTAGTGCCTTCAAAGCACCTTGGAGTTCTACGAATTTCTGTTCTCTCAAAGCCTTATCTTGCATAAGTTCTCTATATTCAAGATCTAATGTTTCCAATTGACCTTGAATTTCAAGTATTTTTTCAGGGATGGTCATTAACATGTTTAATATTTAGCTTTACCATCTGTAATTGCTTTATCAATTGCAGTGAAACTTTCAGAAGTCCAGATAGATGTCGTACCATCTTCCTTCTTATAAGCTTTGATTGTTTCAAGATGTTCTACGTTACGCTTCATCTTGTCTTTGTATTCGTCAGCTGTTTCGTTATCTGCATCTCTAGCAATACCGATAACTGTAACGCTATCACCTGCAGCAGAAAAGACTGCTGCTACTTCGTCTGCTGTTCTTTCAGCCATGATTAATAAAATAAGGGTTTACTTTGCCTTTAAGGCGTTTACTTCTGCGGATAATTCTTTAACAGCATTTATAAGATGCCATATAAGAGGATCTGTATCAACTGTTTTAATACCAGTGCTTTGGGTTTTAACACAACTAGAACAAATTTCTTCTAGTTCTTGAGCAATAATTCCTAATTGAAGACCTGGCTTATCTACTACAGCAGATTTAATTACATCTGTTAATTCAGGATTATCAGTTGTTATTTCATCTGCTGTTTTGTATTCAAAGTTTCTAACATTCAGTTGATTAATAATTGATAAACCAACTGTATTATCTACTATATTTTTCTTTATTCTTTTATCTGATGTAGTAGACCAAACGGTTGTGTTTCCACTATGGTATGCTCCATTACCACCTCTTGTATAGAAAGTATCATTACCTTTACCAATAAGACCTTCTCCAAAAATAGCTTGTCTGTCACCATCAACTGCTGAAAGGTCAGTATCATATCCAACTAATGTGTTACGATATCCTGTAGTTATGTGATCTCCAGCATTATAACCAACAGCTGTATTCATACCATCACCTGTAGTATGAGATTGCAAAGCTTGCATACCACATGCTGTATTGTAGCCTGCAGTTGTAGAAGCTTGAAGAGCGTTACGTCCAATAGCTACGTTACGAGCTCCAGTGGTTATTGCTGGAGCTGCTGAAGAACCAAAAGCAGTGTTAAAAGCTCCTGTAGTAGCTGCAGTTAAAGCTTGAAAACCAACAGCTGTATTATAATCTGCAGTTGTAGCAGTGTCTAATGATTGATAACCAAATGCACAGTTATAATTACCTGTAGTATTAGCATCCATCGAACTTCTACCAACAGCTGTGTTTTCTGCTCCTGTAGTATTTGAGTCTAAAGCTGCTTTACCAACAGCTACATTAGCACTTCCTGTAGTATTACTTTCTAATGTACCTTTACCTAGAGCTGTGTTATCTGAAGCAGTAGTATTAGCGTATAAAGCTTTTCTACCTATAGCAACGTTATAAGATCCTGTGGTATTTAGAACTAATGCTTGCTCCCCTAGAGCTGTATTCTCTAGTCCTGTGGTATTAGTTTGCATTGCATAACCACCAATAGCAGTATTTAAAGTGCCTGTAGTTGTATATTGCAATGCAGCATAACCAACAGCAACATTCATCGTGTCAGCATTGCTACTAGGATTTAAAGTTTGAAGAGAACCATAACCTACACTTACGTTTCTATCTCCTACCGTATTTGTTTTAAGAGATTCAAATCCAATCGCAGTGTTTCTATCTCCTGTAGTATTAGCTGTCAAAGCATTATAACCAACAGCTGTATTATTATCAGCGGTAGTATTTGCATCTAAAGCTAAGCAACCAATTGCAGTATTACTAGCTCCAGTTGTATTATCATTTAAAGATTCATATCCAACAGCAGTGTTAAAATTAGCTGTAGTATTAGCAGCTAATGCCTTAGAACCTAAACCAACATTATAATTACCTGTAGTGTTAGTTCCCAATGCATAATAACCTAAAGCATCATTATAAGATCCAGTAGTGTTACTAAGTAGAGATTGTCTACCTATAGATATGTT